GACAATGTTTTCTCCGCTTATCCAGGCGTTCGTAAGAAAGGTACAAAGAATAAAGTTGGCTTACTTGAAGCATATGACGATAAGACCACGAAAGGTTATAACTGGAATAATCTTATGCTACAGCGTTGGGTTGATCATAACGGTGATGAGCACCGTGTTTTGGACGACTACAACCGCAATGTAACACTCTGTGATTTGTCTGCACAACCTGCAGATATACGAGAGATAATTAATAACACTATTGCAGAAGTAGAACCTAAAGACATTACACAAGTTGGTATGCGTCTTATGAAGTTCTGTGCTAAGTGGGATATGCAACGTATTGCAGATCAAGCAGCATCTTTTGCAGAGCCTTTACAAGCGAGGTACCCTAAATGACATTAAAAGCAAAACCAGTTCTAAAAGATCGTTTCTGGATTGTTGAAAACAATAACGAAAAAGTAGGAACATTATCCTGGAACGACGATCGTTATATGTTTAGTAATTCATTCGAAACTTGTTTTTTTGATAACAAGCGACAAATGAAGAAAAAATTCGGCGTTGACATAGTCTGGTCCGAAGAAGAGGATACAAATAGAGACAGTAAATTTGATGTACACGGATTTTCTACAAGTGTTCCTCCATATAACACTATGTACGATGTCAAACGTAAATTACCATTATTTACTAAAAGTGAAAAATCAAAAAGTTCTTACTGTGCAGGTTATTATATCATAAGATTTGAAAAAGGCTGGGTTAAAAGTTTTTGTCCAAAACTAATAACAATTGAAAGATATCAGTCAAAAGGTCCTTTTAAAACTGAATTAGAAATGCGTCAGGAGTTAAGTCGTGTCAATAGATCCAATTAATACTATTCCGTTTCAGCAATTTATACAACAAGTAAAAAGTGCTGAAGCAAGTAGATCCAAAGAAGTAAAGTTGTCTTTAGAACAAGCAAAAAATCTTGCATTTACTATTGGTATTGTAGAAAGTAGATTGCACGGAGAATTAGAAAAATTAGTAAAAGAATCTAATAGTAGTGCTAATGAAGTTATTGAAGTAAATTTAGATGCAGGTTCGGGCTTTTAACTACGTAGATAACTAAAAAAGAGATAAATATATGCGTATATAATATTAAGGAATACGCATATGAGTAGACCAAAGCCTACTGTATTATTAGAAAATATTAATAATAAGACATATAAAAGTGAACAAGTACTAGAAGCAGATGCTATATGGGCGGTCTTCTACTTAGGTAAGCCTTTTAATCTAAAAAGCTCTAATGCACTTACAAATTATCCAGGTCCAAAATATAAAAAAACTAGTTTTTCAAATCCAGGACACGCACATAATCTAGCAAAAAAACTCAATCAAATGTTTAAATGCGAAAATTTTAGTGTATACAAACTTTCAGAAGGCGAAGAAGTGTTTGAATGAACTGGAAAGAAACATACACTAAGTTATTTCTCAAAGAATTGAATATAAGTGTAAACGGTGCAACTGTCAAAGAATATTTGCCATTATGGTGGCAAAACACGAGATCTAAAAGTTCCGGCGGATTAAGATTAACAGATGCAGGATACCAAGTTTTACAGAAAATAGGACTCGAAGTTTACGATATTCCATATCCAAAGGATATGCCTCTTACTACCCAAGTAATAATATTTTTAGATCAATTTATCGATTGTCCATACTATCTAACTAATAGAAGTATCACTGTAACGAACGAAAAGAAAGCAGTAGAACTTACTCTTTTTAGTGGAGATTTACGTAAATATGGCTTATTAAAAGCAATGAAAAGGCAAGAAAAATCCTAAGTTATTGATTATTAAGCTAATCTTTTTTATAAAAAAGGTTGACATTTCCTGTAGTTATGCTATTATATATACATAGTTAGAAATTAGCACTGATCAACTAGAGGAATACAATATGGAAACGGTAACTCGTACAGTTAGTCCAAACGGCGCAAAAGGCGCTATTAAACACGCAATGCTTAAAAAACGTCCTTTGTTTTTGTGGGGACCTCCAGGCATTGGTAAGTCGGACATTGTTGCGCAGATTACAGATAGTCTGCCTAACTCACATCTAATTGACATTCGTTTGTCACTTTGGGAACCTACAGATATTAAAGGTATTCCATACTTTGATAGTAATATTAGTAAAATGGCGTGGGGTGCTCCTTCAGAGCTACCAGATGAAGAATTTGCAGCACAATACGATAACATCGTTGTGTTCTTTGACGAAATGAACTCGGCAGCGCCAGCAGTACAAGCGGCAGCATACCAGTTGATTCTTAACCGTCGAGTAGGACAGTATAAATTACCTGACAATGTAATTATTATTGCAGCAGGTAACCGCGAAAGCGACAAAGGTGTTACATATCGTATGCCTGCTCCGTTATCTAATCGTTTTGTTCACTTAGAACTTGCAGTTGATTTTGATGACTGGTTCCAGTGGGCTGTTGAAAATAAAATCCACAAAGACGTTGTAGGTTTCCTACAGTTTAGCAAAAAAGACTTGTATGACTTTGATCCTAAATCTCCGTCACGTTCTTTTGCTACACCGCGTTCTTGGTCCTTTGTATCAGAATTGATCGAAGATGATCTAGACGAAAACACTACTACAGATCTTGTTAGTGGTGCAGTTGGTGAAGGTTTGGCTGTCAAGTTTATGGCACACCGTAAGGTAGCTGCTGATATGCCTAATCCGACTGATATTTTAGCAGGCAAAGTTAAAGAAATACAGAACAAAGAAATCAGTGCTATGTATTCCTTAACTGTATCTCTTTGCTACGAGTTAAAAGAAGCGTCAGACAAAAATGATAAAAAGTTTGACGATAAAGTTAACAACTTCCTGCGCTTTGCAATGGATAATTTTGATACAGAATTAGTTGTAATGGGTATTAAACTTGCTCTTACACAGTATCAATTGCCCATTGATCCGGACGAAGTAGAATGCTTTGATGAATTCCACGATCGTTACGGAAAATACATTAAAGCGGCACAATCCGCAGATTAATGTGAAAAAGAACGGGTTCTTTTGAGCCCGTTCTTTATTTTTCTGGTTGACAAACTGAGTAAATATTGCTATAATATATACATAAAGTTAGGAAATGAGAGGCACTGATGGCTACAGCAACAGCAAAAGATACTGCTAGTAAATTAAAAAACTGGCAACCAGACCCTAATATTACACCCGAACAATTAGAAGAAATGCGAGTTGAAGTATACGATCGCATTATTGTTGCACGAGTAGGACTGCTACTTCGTCATCCTTTCTTTGGTAATATGGCAACCCGTTTGCGTATTTTGGCAGCAGACGATTGGTTGCCCACTGCGGCTGTAGATGGTCGCAATTTATATTACAATACACAATTCTTTAACGCAATGACAAATAAAGAAATTGAGTTTGTTATTGCACACGAAATCCTACACTGTGTTTTTGATCATTTAGGTCGTAGAGATGATCGAATTCCAATGCTATATAACATAGCTGCCGATTACATTGTAAACAACATTCTTGTAAGAGATCGCATTGGCGAAAAACCTAAGATTGTTGATTGTTTCCAAGATTTCAAATATGAAAATTGGATTTCTGAAGAAGTTTATGATGACCTGTTTAAAGAAGCAGAAGAACGCGGTAAAGAATATTTAGAACAATTAGGTGAACTATTAGACGAACACTTAGATATGAACGGTGACGAGTCTGAAGGTCAAAGCGATAACGGCGAAGATGAAGATTCTAACGGCAATGGTACAAGTAGCAAAAAACCAAAATATTCTAAAGAAGAACTTAAAAAGATCAAAGATGAAATAAAAGAAAATGTCTTGTCTAGCGCACAAGCAGCCGGTGCTGGAAATACTCCTGCCGCTGTGCAAAGAATGATCAAAGAACTTACAGAGCCTAAAATGAACTGGCGTGAAATATTACGTCAGCAAATACAAAGCACTATTAAAAGTGACTATACTTTTATGCGTCCTAACCGTAAAGGTTGGCATACCGGAGCAATTCTTCCAGGTATGAATTTTGACGAAACTATCGATCTTTGTATTTGTTTAGATATGAGTGGATCAATTGGCGATGCGCAAGGTCGAGACTTTTTAAGTGAAATAAAAGGCATTATGGAAGAATATAAGGACTATAAAATTAAAATATGGTGCTTTGATACAGAAGTTTATAATGAACAAGACTTTAGTGCAGACGGTGGCGAAGACCTACTAGATTACGAAATCTTAGGCGGTGGCGGTACTGACTTTATGATTAACTGGACTTATATGAAAGAGAACGATATTGTTCCTAAGAAATTCATTATGTTTACAGACGGTTATGCCTGGGATAGTTGGGGTGATCCAGACTATTGTGATACTGTGTTTATTATTCACAGCCATCGAGATAAAGGATTGCAAGCACCGTTTGGTGTAACAGCACATTATGACGAGGCAGCGTGAAGAACAAAGATCCAAATCCTTTAAATGTTTTTGATGTGAGGCAGTGCGGTTTTGCTCCGCCTCACTTTGAATATTTGAATATACCTATGACTTATAATTTAGAACAATCAATTGTTAAATGGGTTGATAAAAATTTAAAACACAGATTTTATGTTGGAAAAAATGTATCTCTTAATGACACTAATAAAATCCAACAAGTACTTACAGTAGGCTTTGAAGAACCAAAAGAAATGAGTTACTTCACGTTAGCCTGTCCACATTTGAAATACAAATAAATAAAGTGCGCATATATACTATACAAGGAGACAAAATATGAGCGAAAAAACAACTTCTGATAAATCTGTTTCGCAGGCTGATGCAACTGCTGCATTAGAAGGTATGCCAAGTGATGCCCAAACAGCGCCTCAGCAAGCACCACAAGAACAATCAGGACCCGATCTTACTGTACAAGATTTGAATGCACTCAAGAGCATCATTGATGTTGCAAGTCAAAGAGGTGCTTTCAAACCAAACGAAATGGTTACTGTAGGCCAAGCATATAATAAATTAGAACAATTTTTAGATGCAGTTGCTAAACAGCAATCTACACAAGGAGCATAATATTATGTTAAAACACGTAGGCCGAATGGCAAGAAACAAAAGAAAAGTAATAGTAGCGTACAATGTAGTGCCAGGCGAGCCCGATAATGCAGTTGTTGTTACTACAGAAAATCTTGCAGCAGGCGAACACGATACACTAATGAAATTAGTTGAATCACCTGCAGGACAATCATCTATGAATCTAGCTGACGCTATGATGCGTACCCTTTTACCGGATGGACGCAATATGCTTTCAGCATTTCATACTACAGGAAAAATGGTCAAAGTATCTACAGATGATGTCGAAATGACACCTAATACAAAAACTGTTATCAAGTTAAGTGAATTAAACGAAGCAATTGCACAACAGCAAGGTGTTACTGTAGCTGATTTAGCACCAGCTGGTCCTACAGGAACAGTACAGCCTACTGAGGAATCAGTAACTGCTGAAGAAGTTGCTACATCTAATCCTACTGGTGTTTTGACTGACGAAGATTTAGCGGCACAGTATCGTTCTCAAGCAGATGCTATGTTTAAAGAAGCAAAAAGACTTAGAGAACAGGCAGAAGAGCTAGTGCCTACAAAAAAGAAAGTAGCCAAATCAAAGACTGCTGAAAGTGCCTAAGAATAAACTTCCTCCTGAAGTCGTTAAACACTGGCCGGAAGTTTTCAAAGATATCGAAATCAAAGCTGTTCCTATAGAGTATATACATAATATCCGTGTTTATTTCCACGATGGTAGAATATGGGAAATAGATATGGATAAGCAAAAAGTTGCTACTGACCAAAGTATAGAATCTATAGAAACTAGCTTAGAAACTTTCTTAGCACAGTATGATGACGAAATTGACCACGTTGATTTTAGACTTAATTCCTCTAAATTAGTCAAAGATGTAAAGTCTAGAACACAAAAATTTATGAAAAAAAGAAGATAGATGATTGGAATATCGAAAAATTGTATAAATACATATAATAGACATTCCAGGAGTATATAAATGGCATTGCGATTAAGAAGAGGCACTAATGCTGATAGATTGCTACTCGACGGGCTAACTAATCCGTTGCCAGCTGAGGGCGAGCTGCTTTACACAACAGATACAAAAAAACTGTTTGTAGGTGACGGTACTACTACAGGCGGAGTTGAAGTAGACACAGGATTAGTTGACTTAAATAATTCTAGTATAGGTGACTTAGGTGATGTAGACACAACATCACTTCTTAATATTCCTGCAGATGGGGAAGCATTAGTATGGGATTCAACACAGTCTAGATGGGAACCAACTAACTTACTAATTCCTAGAGATATTAGCGAACTTACTGACTCAACTAACCTTTTACAAGGCGGCGCAGGCATTCAGGGTGGTGGTGTAGTAGCCGGAAGTAACTATAAAATTAATATTATTAGTGACGATAGTTCTGTAATGTTAGATGTTTCAGCTAACACACTAACTGCTACAGGCGGTATAACAACAAGTACTATTGAAGGTGATTTAACAAGTAACAATATTAGTATTTTTAATGGTACTGTAGATCTTTCAAATTCAGTAGCACTACTTATGCCTGCAACTGTAAATGCAACTACATTTAACGGCAACTTAACAGGTAATGTTACAGGTAATGTTACAGGTAATGCTGCTGGTGATCACACAGGAACCTTTACAGGTTCTATTTCAGCAACAGGCACTCTAGACGGTGATGTGATTGGTTCAGTTTTTGCTGATGATTCAAGACTAATTGTTGACGGTGTAAATGGAATAGTTACAGCAGACGTAATAGGTGACGTTACAGGTAATGTTTTTGGTAATGTACAAGGCGATGTTACAGGTAATTTGACCGGTGACGTATCAGCTATTCAAGTAACATCAAATGCTATAGATATTAATAAAGCAGGAATACCAACATTTACACTTACTAATAATCAACCTGCTGTTGACCTTTATGACGGTGACACTCACGGTGTTATAGTTTTTAAAACAATAGATACAAACGGAACAAGAACAAGTGGAACATTCGGTGTTGCAGATACAGGATTTGTTCTCACAGCAGGCGATGGTGCTGGTGGATTACCTGTTGCTAATAAACTTTCAATTACCCAAGATGGAAAATTTGGTTTAGGAACGTACACACCGGCAGCAACGTTAGATGTGCAAGGAGCAATTATGCCAGGTGTATATGCAGATGCAACTGCACGTGATACAGCAATACCAACACCTGTTGCTGGTATGATGATATATTTGACATCTACTAATAAGCACCAAGGCTATAATGGTACTGTTTGGACTGATATGTATTAATAATCAAAACTTATAAAGAAATAAAACTCCTTGCGTAAATACTGCGTAAGGAGTTTTTTAATGGAAAAAATTAGAGATATAGACAACGCAGGAGGTATTGAAGCAAATTTTGATTTGTTAAATGCGTCTGATAAAGAACTTAAAGACTTTGTAAAAGCAATACCCGAACATCATTTAATTCTATTAAGAGATATTCCAGACGATAAAGAAAAACTTAGAGAAGTTGTAAATCGTATAGGTAAGACATATATACGTCCAGAAGGATTATACTTTACTGATCCTGATGCTGTAGAAATTACAAGAGTTACTAATGCAAGAGACGACGACGGAAACAAAATAGGCTTGTTTGCTGATTTAGAACTTTGCTGGCATAGTAATGGAACGCTAAGAAAAGATGTAAAACAAATCACTCTTATGCTTTATTGTGTTAATCCTGGAGATACAAATTACGGTATTACAGGCTTTTGTAATATGCGCAAAGCATATGAAGACATTCCGGAAGATATTAAAAAAATTATTGATACTATAGAAGTTAGACATAGTATGAAAGCATTTGCAGGCGAAGTTCCTTCTGTAGGAAAGAACGACGGTGGTTACAAATTGACTCCAGACGATCCTGAATATGAAATATTTAATGGCTCAAATGTTAACAGTCAAGGTAATACTACATATACTACAGAAACAGAAGGTGTATGGAAGCCACTAGTGTGCGATCATCCCTGGCACGGAAAAAAAGCTCTTTACTTTATACCTAGTGTAGTAGTAGAATGGCGCAGCACAGAATATCCAGACTTTGATAGCGAATGGTTATGGAACTACTTATATGATCACGCATTCCAAGACAAATACGTTTACAAACATACGTGGAAGCCAGGCGATTTTATTTTTAACGATCAGTGGTACGGATTACACAATCGTACAGAAGTAAAAGGTGAAAGATTAATGTGGCGCTTTTGTACGGACAATAAGATCATTAACACAGTAGACTAAGTGTATTCTAAATTCAAAAGAAGCGTTAACTGCTGTATGCATTTTAGTTGTGTCAATTAAATACGCCTTTCCTATTTCAAACTTACACAGTTGGTCTTCAACTACCATAAAAGATCCAGGATTAATTTTTATAGGAATATGTAGTCTTGGAGAATCATCATAGTGCCAAGACAATGATGATTTATGTCGCATATTCATTATACGGCCACGGCACACATTGTAGTTAGAAACTAGATAATCATTTAGTTTTTCTATTGGTGTGCCTTTAAAATAGTCAGGTGTTAAATTAAAATCTTCTTGTTTAAGCCATTGGTCAATAGGTTTAATTGGAGGTTTTGTCATTGTATTAGGATCAAAAGCATCCCAATCATAATTAAAACTTTTAGTAGACTCAATTAACTGTTCTTCAATATCTGTTATTTCTTTCCTACATTGTAATGCTAATTGATGTGCATCTTTATCTTTATTAGGAAATTTTTTATCTGCAACATCTAAAATATAATCAACTAATTCTTTGTAGTCTATATCTAAATATATTTCTTCAAACATTAATACACTCCTTTAATAAAGGGTAAGAATCAATGTTTAGACCAAAAAAGAATTGATAAACATCATTGTTTATACAGGTTGCATCGTGTATAGTACTAGTTTCTATTAAATATAACCTACCTGCTTCTACATTTTCACAACGTATCATTTCGTCATCTTTTTTGTAGCGCAAACTTATGTTATCAGGATTATTTGTTCCCCATAATCTTAAATTTACTGTAGGCAGTATTACATCAAAGTGTGGTAAAAAATTTGCACCTTCTTTCCAATATAATACACTACTGCGACACATATAAGATTTAATTCTTTCTATTGTATCAAAACAGCGCAAATCTAAAAGTGCAGTTGGTTCTACAAAATCACATTCTAACAGACAATTATCCGGATTATCTTTGTTATGATGATCTAAAGGGCCAATACTAATATCGTGATCAGATAATCTTCCGTCATAATTTACCAAAGGCATTCCTTGTCGAATTTCATTTAGTTCAGGTCTGTTAGTACCCCAAGGCAAAAATCTATTTTTTTCTTGCCACATATCTGCTTCAAATTCTTCTATGTCTATTTTAAAAATTGTAGGAACTAAAAAGTCTGTGTGCAAGTTCCAATATAATTCTGTATTTAATTTGCGTGTTGAATTATACTTTGCCCATATTGGATGATCTGCTGGTTTAGTTGTCATTGTATAATCTTTCTATCATTTTCCAATGTTCGCTGTCTTTGTTTTGCATTAAATTTTCAAAGCTTTCGTCTATTGGTATTTGTAAATTCATTCTTGTAGTATTATTATTGAATACTGCGTGTTTTGCTTGTGTGTTTAAAATTGCTGTGCCATTAATTTCACCGTCGTTAGTTTGGGCACAAGCATAATCTTTTGTCAAAGGATGAATAATTACACTGTGCCTGCGTAAACCAACTCCATCTGTATGCCAGTCTTGTACAGCATTAGGATACATTTTCATTAATAGTACTCTATCGATACCTCTAAACTCTACCGGTAAAAAGTTAAGAGGACTAGCAATTCCGGTGTTTGTTGATTTATGGTTTATAAAATCTGGACTATCGATTAAAGATAAAAAGTGTTCTTTTTCGATATCAGTTAAAAAATCAGGAAGTTGATAATAACTTTGCAAGCGGAAACTCCTTTCTACTTAAAGGATACAATCCTATATTTTGCCAACAAATATCTGTAGTATTAATCTCATTATTGTTTATCAAAACACAGGTATTGTATTTGTCAGGTAATACCTCGCAATTTAAACCTAGCTTTTTTGCAATTCTAGAATGCCTTTCGACTACGCCTCTTCTGTTATTCTCGGTACTAAAAAATGCGTGATCAAATCCCGCTTTTTTACAAAACTCTAATTGTTCTTCAACCATTTGAAATGCGAAGGTTTTACCGCCTATTGTGGGCTGCTGTAAGCCCGCTGTCCTATACTTTGGGTCTATAGCGAACCTAGTAAGTATACGAGCTACATTTGCGTGTGTGTACTGCTGTACAGCACTACAAGCTACTGTACGCCCGTCTAGTGCTATTATAGACCATACTACATACCTATCTATAGTTGGGTCGCTATACCAGTACTTGTCGTTAGATCTATTTTTATCAACAGATCTCATATACTCTAAAAAATCAAATATTCTAGAATCATCTTTTCCAATAAGCATCTAGTAACTCTTGTCCGTCCATATTAAATATTAAATGTGTTCTAGGAGTATCGCCTTCATTTTTTACCCAATGATTTAATCCAGTATTCGCAAACCAAACATAACCATCTGCAGGAATATGTATACCATTAAATATCGCCTTTTCGTTTGTTTCTATTGCAATATGAAAGCGTGTACTAAAAGTAGGATCAAAATCTCTATGAGGTTTAATTTCTTCTCCTGGTAGTAGTTTAGCAAGACCTACTCTAGTTAAATTAGGTCCTAATGTAGCACAAACCTCTTTTAAATATTCTGGTATATCGTCGTGTAATATATTGTACGCACGTTGATCTAATTCTTTAGATCCTCCTAAAAATTGTTTATCCCAAATAGAACCACTATTTCGATTTTCTCTAATTTCATAGTCTGGATTAAAATGTGTAAGTGAAAGTTGTTGATAACCTATTTCAGTATGTTGTTTACCTTGAGCATCAATTTCTTCATTTGTTTTATTATATGCAACCTTACTTAATCTTTTACCCCATTTCTGTCTTAAAGGTTCTAACTCTCCATTTATACAAGCATTCCAATCTTTACCTTCAACTTCGTTTACAGATTTACGAAGTTTGTCAATATCAAACTTTAGATCTAATTTAATTAAATCAGGAAGTTCTTTTCTATTTTTCCATTTACTCATATATATTATCCAAAAAATACTGAAGGAAAATAACTTGTTCTATGTCTAAAGTTACTATTCTTAAGTATTGCCCTTTTTATACCATTAGTTGTTTTTATATCATCAAAGTTTATAACTTTATTTACTCCTATACGTCGGTCTTTTATATCAAGGCTGAGCTCTTTAGCTGGTATGCTATCTGTGCATTGCACATTTGGAGGTAAAGTTATTAATTTTTTATAATATGTAGGTAAATCATAATTCAACTCAAATTGTTTTTGTGCGTGTAGACCAGTTATCATATTATAATTAAATTTTATAATGTCGTCACGTAAAACATCATTGAAAATGTTTGAGAGGTACTTTTTACACTCTGCATAAATTGCATCAATATTATCTAAACAAGACAAATATATAAATTCTTCATACAGACATTTTTCACCATTATACTCAGCAAATTTTATACCTAAATCTGTATCCAAGTATTCTTGTATTTGCTTTTCTAAATCATTAACTATAGAACCTACAGATTCAAAATGTAAAAAATCTGTATAGAAATCTTTGTATAATATATTTTTATTATGATACAATGCTAATGCTATAAATCTTACAATATTTAAATTATGTACTCCTTGAAGCAATGCTGTAAAAGATTGCATTTTAATATAGTCTTTTAAGTTAAAAGAATTTGTCGAAACTACAATATCAGCATCATACAAATTTCTATCTTTTACTTGTTCTGCTTGTCTTTTACGAAGAGTTTTAATACCAAATTTTTCTTTATAGGCTTGTTCATTTGCAGGACTATTTTCTATCAAATGAAAATCGTAAACTTTAACTACATCGTGAAATCCTAATACTAATAAATCGCTCCAAGCTTTCCTCCATTTTTCAACAGTATCTCCAGGATTGCCGCATATCAGTGTACCAGTCATAGGAATACCTAAATTAAAACTTTCTTCCATCTCGAGAATTAATTTATCGTTGCTAATATTGCTTCTAGCAATATTATCTAAAACTTCAGAATCAGTATGTTGAAAACTCATATCTGCTGCCATTACCATACCATTATCGTATAAAACTTTGTAGCATTGATTAACATACTTCTTATTATTTTTAGCACTTTGGAATGTTACAATTTGAGGAAAGCCTGTTTCTTGTTTTCCTTTTGCTAATTTTTTTATATAACGCAAATCTCTTTCAAATGAACCATAATTTGCATCATTAACAAATACTAAATTTGGTTGTAAACGGACTATATGATCTAAAGCATCTAGCATCATATCTTCATTCCACATACGAATTTTACTATTAGTATCACTACCCCAATCGCAAAATGAACATTGATATGGACAACCTCTATTAGTTTCTAAACTACAAATAACTCTTTTTCCATTATCGTGCGCCTGTTTTACAAATCGTTTCATATCATTAAAACAATGTATATAAGGACTAATACACTTAGATAAATCTAATTTTGAAGCAAACTTTGGTGGAAATTTAATTGTTTCTTTTGTAATAATACCAGGAAAGTCTATACTTAAATTGTTTTGTATTCTATAAACTAGCTCCGAAACTATGTGTTCTCCTTCATTGAGTGCAATAATATCTATATTCGGGTATAAGTCAAAAACGTCTTTCCTTTTATACGGTACTTCAGGTCCGCCTGCAACAACTATACAATTAGGATTTAATTCTTTTGCTCTCCTAGCGTGTTCTATATTTTTTTCAAAGTTCCATACATAACAACTTAATAGTAAAATATCACATTCAACTACTTCTTGATCCATCATAAAAAGAGGATCTAACCATTCTACATCTAAAGAATGTTCATAATTAACTTCCATATATGTTTTAAACAATCCCCACTGCAACGGTAAGTATATGCTGCCAGGGTGTAGATGCGGCTGTTGCACCAAAAGAATTTTCATTAATTTACCTTTATAAGTTTTACAAACCAAGATCCGATATCAATTTGCCACCATTCTTTACCAATTTGCCAATCTTTTCCGTTTTTGTGATGATTTTCGTGCCAGCCCTCTCCGCCTGTAAATAAAGCAGCCAACCAACTATTTCTCACTAAACCGTCCTTATGACACAAAGCATTTATAAGTCCAAAGCCTAAATGACCAAAAAAATATGGACTTATAAAAAAAACTAAAAACCATTCAATAGGAAATGTAAGATATCCTAATAGAAGGAATAATATTCTAATTTGTGTATGAAATTTGTAAAAAAACATTACACGTTTGTTTTTTAACAAGTCTTTTATAAAACGTCTTGGAATTGTTTCTACTTTAAATGTAGAAGTAAATACTTTCCAGAAACCTTTATACTTAGGACTATGTGGGTCTTTTTCGGTATCTGAATATGCGTGATGCATTCTGTGTACTCCGGCCCACCCTAATAAATGTCCTGCGCCAGATAATGGTCCTAGTAGTAAAACTATGTATTCATACCATATAGGAGATTCAAAAGATTTATGAGTAAAATACCTATGATATCCTGCACTAACTATAGCGGCAGATAAAAATTGCCACCAAATAAAACTTACTAAAATGTAAAATACTATTTCATTCATTTTTTCACCAGTATTACCGGAAACTTAGATGGTGTCATTGCGTATTTTCCTTTTTTGTATTTAACTTTTCATAGTATTCTGCAAATTCAGGAAAGAACTTTAATGTATTTGTTTTTCTAATACTGTCAATCTTTTTCAAAAATTTTATACCATCTAAAAAACTTTGATGATTGTCATTTGTAGACTGAAGAATCTCTAATGCAGAATTGAACTTAGCATTGTTTTGTGTAAATGCTGGATGATTGTACAACTTTTCAAAATATTGTTTCTTAATATGTGCAGGTAAGTTAGATGCACGTAAATAAGCAGGATCTGTGACTACAGCATCCCATTGTATTTGATAATCTGCTACATTTAAAGTTTTTAAATAATTGTAAATATCGTCTAAATAACCTATATTGAGCATACTAGTTGCAACAGTAAAAGAACATTCGGCATCACTATCTAAAGCACGTTTTACATTAGAATCAAATTTATTCCAGTCTAAACCGCTACGCACATAACTTCCTCTTTCATAAACTCCATCTATACTAAACAGCAATAATAATTTCTTAAAATTCCCTGCATTGTCTAATACTTTTTGAGGCAATATTGTACCATTTGTAATTATTAATAAATCCATATTTTTTGCATTTTTATTATTACTCAATATATTCCATATTTCATCAAAATTAGGATTTATAAATGCTTCTCCGCCAACTAAAGAAAATCTATCAATGTTTTCTAAAATTTTATCAAAGTCGGTCATATAACTTTGTTTGGTTATATCATTGTATGGAAGACGCTCTACATTTTTTAAATTACCGTGTCCTGCAATATTGTGTTTTTTCCATTCAGCTGCGATCTTACTACTAGCACTAGGTCCACACATAAGACATTTTAAATTACACAAATTTCCTAATATTTTAAAATTTACATATTTTAAATCTTCTACTCTAGCTTTGTAATTTGGATCTTGGTATTTGTCGATTAATTGATGTATTTCGTCGTATTCAAAATATGTTTCATTTTGTTTTATTCTTCTTGACTTTACACCATCTTTATCATTTTTAAAGCATTGAGAGCAGAGAAATTTTGTGTGCTCTGAAAAATTTCTAGAAAGCATATCTCTTCTTACTTTATCCATTTCATCTCCGGTAAAATATTCTATCGGAGACATATTTGAAACATTGCTTCCATTATCTCTATCAACTGTACCAATACAACACGGACGATAATAACCATCTGCTGTATGAGCAAAATTAATAAATGGATCTATACACCAAGGTAACTTATTTTTCATTTTATAAATTTCCGTAATTCAGGGAATGTAACTTTACTGTCTACTTCTCTTCTTTTATCATATTCTTTTACAAACAGTCTAAAATCTTTTATACGATCCGACTTGTTTTTCACTTCAGACATACTGTACTGAATAGTACGTTCTATTTTTGTAATTTCATTTTCTCTAAATAAATCTCTATTTTTTTCTAACAAAGTTTTTACACTTTTATTGACACTACTTTTTAACTTATCTGGTAATATTCTTAAATCTAGATAATGAGGATAATGAGCCTCATTACTGGAAACAAATAATCTATCTCTACCATATTTTTGCTTCAATTCTATTACAAGGTTTATTACACTATAAAAGTCAGTATATGACAAAGCATTATTTGTTAAACCAATATGCAGTTGTGCTTTTGGCATATTCAAGATAGTATGGACATTAGATAGCCATTTATTGTAATCTAATCCATATCTTGAATATTCTGCTTTATCTCCTGTAGATTCAATACTAGTAGAAATTTGTATTGTCTTTAATTTATCAGATTGTATTTTAGTGATAAAATTGTCAAACACATCATTAGGAACACATAAATTTGTATTAATATTTAACATCATATTTAATTTTTGTTCTACAATTCTATCTAAAACTTTAAATGTGTTTTTACTTAATAATGGTTCTCCGCCAGTAATAGTAAGTCTATAGAGATTTTCAGCTAAACCCTCGTCCCACCATTTCCAAAATGCTTCGATATAAGGATTATGTTCTCTATTCGGTATAATTTCTTTTTTTACACTTTCTAACGACTTCTTTTTATACTGAGTAGGATATTGTCCAAAACGTTCAATTTCTTCTACCCACATAGAACTGTTTTCAGGACCACAATATGAACACTTAAAATTGCAAGTATTATCCCAAGCAACATCAAGAATTTTAGGAAATGAACTTAATGATTGACTAGTAGATCCTGGATCTAGTTTTATCTTATCTATAATATCTCTACTTTTAATAATTCTATCACTAATTACCCCTGCATCTTCTTTGGCCCAACAGTAAGAACACTCAGAGGGGCGTTTTCCATCTAACATTTCTTGTCTATATTCTTTAATTTCATCTGTATTAGTAAGTGCAGTTGAATCCGTTTCTAATTTTTCAAGATTTATTTTTCGAGGTACACAATGATGGCAACTATAAGAAGTACCATTATATAAACGTAAATTAGTTCTATACCATTTTGCCATACAAAAAGTTTCGCTAATTTCTGTAAGCATTATTTTACTTTTTTCAAAATCCATCATTTATATCCAATTAACATAAATCTTGTGTATTTAGATAATTCTATCTCTCCTATATATAATAATGTTGTCATAGGAGCCATCGTTTTAAATTCATAAATATCATTTACACAATTTACGTGTTCGTCAATTTCAAAGTAGTTGTTACTTTGTAACACTACTAGTTTACCATCGGGTATCTTAGCATACCATTCTGCAAAATTAGGTATATGTTCACAACTGGTATTAATAATAGTGTCTGGTATGTCAAGTATAGGTTTGCTCATCCTGTTGTTTGCATTGCTCCAACTTTCCCACCAGTGTTCATCATATGTAATGTGCATAATATCTTTTGTAACTGCTTTAAACCTCCAATTATCAACAAACCAAGGTTTATTAAATGTTTCAGCAATATCTACACAACTTGGATCAATATCAAAACTGCGAATTTTATCTACCTTCATACCGCTTTCAAAAAGCATTGTAGCAAGTGTAGCATACCAACCTGCACACAAATACACTGTGCCTAGATCTACTTTACATTTTTTAAGTTCGTTGATTAACCATAGTTTACTTTGTATTTGTCCTCGACTAAAACAGTCGTTCCATATTTCAACATCGTTTACAAAGAAACTTTTAAATGCTGCAATAAATTGTGTATTAACATAACGTTCTAAAACAGGCCATAACTTCCAAGTATTATCTTCTAATACAAGTTTACGCAAATCATCATCGTTAAGTAATCTAAATACACTGTGTAAATTATCTTCTGTTACTGCCTTACGTAAATCTTCATGATCCACTAATCTAAAAATACTATGTAAGTTTTGTTCAATTACTGCTTTGCGTAAATCATCTACAGTACCAAATGCTCCAGGTTCTTCTGGTAATAGTCTAAAAATACTGTGCAGATTTTTTTCTAAAATTGCTTTTCGTAATTCTTCATCAGCATCGACCAATCTAAATAAACTACTTAAATCATTATCAATGTAAGTTCTACGCAAGTCTGCTAACTTTGTATTTGTCGGATACAATAATTCAAATCTATCTAATAATTCAAATGTTTGCATTTTCAAATTGCTCCTGTAGCCAATCAAAGTCGTTGATTTTTTTCAATGCTTGTAAATCTCCTTGGTGCAACATACCATACGCTGCACCTGCTTTTGCTCCTGCAATAGCATACTTACCGTATTGTCTATCGCTGCCTATTGTACACCATTTGCGCAAGCGTTCATTTGTTTCATCGTCTTTTTGTCTATCAATAACTTTCGAACTTAATTTACAGCATTCTCTAAATCCACTTTTAAAACTGTTAAATGCATCTGTGTTAAATGCTGTAATGTTGCTAATGTCATGCACTGCTTTAAACTTGCTGCTGATACTGGTTGTCATATCAGGCTTTGTAGTGTCCATATTGATTGTTAGTTCTGTTGGAAATAATTTTACACCGCCATAACCATATACCATATCATTGATCGGATTCTGACTGCGCCATACATGCACAGTTTCTTTATCCCAACGTGCTACTTGATAATCAAAGTTAAAATCATCTACAATGATTGCATCACCGTCAACAATCCAAAACATATCTGTGTTACACAATTTAGCACCTTCGATATGTGCTTGGTGGATGCCTTTTACACCGTGTACACGTTTGCAGTCTGGAAAACGTTGCAGTATACGTTCATAATTTTCATCAGCATTTGGCTCTTGGTAACTGATAAACACCATGTCATAGGGTTTAGGTGTGCTTACAATAATATCTATTTCTTTTTTGTTTGCAATAAATTTGTAATCAAATTCACGTCTACTGAATTTTGCTTTTTTACTGCACAACACAATACCATCATGATATTTGCCATTCAAATAAGCATAGTTTGTATTACGTCCAAGATGGCTAAAGTAACTGTCAAACTTAAAATGCCTTGCAGGATTAACATAATCTGGTACAATCCAAAACATATCATATTTGCTTGTTTCCAAAGCATCAAGATAATCTTCGTATGTTAAAGTTTCAAAAACTTCAAACTTGCAAGGTTTACTAGCCTGTATTTCTACTTTCTTATTTGACACAAAAAATCTATGATCGATTTCTTTTTGTGTAATATCCATAGACTTTGGAACCAAACAAATGCCGTCATAATGCTCTCCATTTAAAAACAAATGGATAACGTTTTGACTCCACGCATCGGGCACGTAGTCAAAGTTAAAATCATCTTGCACTACAACATCATCCCAAACAAGCCAAAGAAACTTTGTTAAACTTATACGCTGTGCTTGTTTAACATCAAGTGCCTTTTTGGCTAGTGGAAATCGTTTTTTTAGTAGGTCAAAGTTTTCTGTGTTTTTGCCAATAAAGACTATATCATACATATCACTATTATATATACTACTAGCAAAGTTGTCAAGGAGATTTTATGGAACTTTACGAAGGTGCTCCGTATAGGATTAATATTGTAGGTGCAGACAGCACCATGATGGTCGATAGTTACAATCGCACAGTGATGGCTAACATTGTAAACAGTGATGGCGAACTGCTTATCGATCAAGATCTAGGAGAATATCTGGGTAATGTTAAAGGTCATGTACTAGGTGTGCATGGTAGAAAAATCATTGACATCGAAACTTATCATATTGATGCTAATACAATTCGTGCTAATATTGTAAACGAAAAAGGCGATATTGTATACGATACAGATACCAACATTATAAAATGTGACGTAGTCGGAGACATATACAATAACAATGGAGATATTTTAACAGATATTTCCAATAACACTTGGCTAGGAAATGTCAAAGGCAGTATCCTTGACCGTGAAGGAAATGTAGTTTTTGATAACGAAATTGGTGCAATCAAAAAAGACGTAATTGGTAATGTATACACCAGTGACGGATTGCTATCTTATGATCACAACACAGGTGTATTTACAGGTAAATTTGTGGGCGACTTTACTGACAGAAATGGCGAAACAGTTTACAATGCAGAAACAAACACATTCCAAGGTACATTTTTTGGTAACTTGTTAGGTAACATTGTTGACAGTACAGGCAACGTTTTTATCGATGTTGAACACAAAACTATAGACAGTTTACAAGGTGACTTTACAGGATCGTTTTACGGTGACATTCTAAACAAAATTGGCAATAGCATGTACAATTTAGATAACGACGAATTGTCAGTTTCAGTTGTATCAGCAGACGAAGTTGTTGCAAAAAAGATTTCAGGGGTATTTGCAGGTGATATTTGTGATCCAACTACAAACGAATTATTGTTTGATAGTGAACAACGAATGCTACACAATGTAGATCTCAAAGGTAATATCTATAACGACAACGGAATAGAAATATACAATGCTAAGTCAAATAGTATCAGTGTTTCTAATTTGTTTACAGAACAATTAAGTGGCGAATGCTTAGAACTGCCAAACGCAAATTTTGATCACAACGGTTTAAAAATAGAAATAGATAAAGTATTCAGCGAACCAGCAATTGAGTTAAGATACTTTAGAGAATTTGAGCCTCCTGTACGTGATTGGCTACAAATAGGTATGGAACTTTGCTTGTCGGGTGGTACACAAACAGATCCAGTTCCTGTTAAACCAGGACAAAAATTACCTGGATTGGTTTATAGTGCAATCATTGACACAAATGCTAATCCAAACGACAGCACTGCAATACACATGGGCGGAGATTTGTTTAAAACTAAATCATACGTTGCAGCAATTTATGCAAGAATACCCGAAGATGCAGACGTTAGACCTGACTTGAAAGAAGCAGGGTGCCCTGGAGATTTGTATTTTGTAACAGGTGGCTACGAAGAACAAGCAAACTATATGATTTACGACAATCATGGCAAGTTGCATGTTACATTAGCAGAAATTAATACAGACGGAGAAACAGGCGTAGAACCTTCAAATACAACTGCCCCTGACAGTTGGTTACAAATTACTGTAAACGGTGAACCAAAGTTCTTGCCTTTATATAGTTAATGATTGAATACTATTACAACAATGTACCTGGTGTAGGACTTTGCAGAAACAATCTAGTTTATACAAGTTTTGTTGACAAAACTACCAAATTGTTTACTTGTCATTATACCACTGACCAAAAATATCACAATGGGCAATGTTTACCCGAAGCAAAACTAAAAGAAAAATGGGAAAGAGATTTTAAGTTTAGTTTGTTGTTTTTTGGCAAATACGAAAACTTAATGCCTAAACTAAGACACATTGATGATGTAGAACGCAAACTGGTTTTTGAATACCAAGATGTAGATTTTTGGCAACAAGCAAAATGCAATAAAGAAAATTATGATTCTGTACTTCCTGATTGGCAGGAACAAATGTTAAACATTTTACAAGCATACAGAAACAGTAAAATTTGGAAGTTTAGTTTACATCCTAGCAGTTACTTTATAATAGACGGCACTTTACGCAGTATAAATCATTTCTTTTGTTATAGAGACAATGAACAAGAAATAACTATATCTCAGGTACTGGATCATATTAGCGAAAGCAGACAAGAAAAGTTATTAGCATATTGTAAAGAAAATGATATTAATATAAATGCCACATACCCATTTGAATTTTACGGGCAATTAACTCTTGAAAGTTTTAGAGGAGATTATCCTGACGAATTTATCGATAAGGCTAAACTGATATACACTTAAATTCAGTTGGAACTGATTCTTTTAATTTTTCAAACCAATACTTTGTTGTTTTTAATCGAACGCCAGTTTCTAATACTTGAAAATTGCCAAGTATTCTACGCTTGTTCATATCATTTAACAACGGACTAACATACTTGTCAAATGCAAATCTCGGATTTTCACCTCCGGCATGTATTTCAACTGTGGTGTCTGTCCATGTTACATTTTCTAATAGTTTTCTTATTACCAACTGATATCTAGTGTGTTCTCCAAAGTTTGCTGCACTGTGTGTTGTACCAGCATTCATTAAATAAACTTTCTGATCAGGATACAAAAAATAGTTTTTGTTTTT